TCTTAAGGTAACACATCCCATAGGATCGTGGATCTGCCTTACAAGCTTCCCAGAAAATAAAGAATAATCTATTTGATTCTCTAAAGTCTGGTGCCCCAACGTCAATTTTACTCCACTGCAAGTACATGTAATGAGTACCACTAATGTAAGTAGGAACGCTTTTGTTATAAAACCAAAAACCTTCCTCCCTACGGGTAAATTCATTATCAATGTAGTCATACCATCTTTCTTTAAAATCTTCTGGATATTGTTTAAAATCAAATACTGTTTTTATTTTACTTAAAACTTTAGGATATTCAAACTTACTCCACTTTTTGTTTTTAAATTTATAAACGTTTTTTGCTTTTGGTAAAGCTATTTTAAGGTTTTGTATTTCATATATTTCACCTATTGTACCATCTTTACTAATAATAACCATATCATGTTGTTTATTATAGCCATACTCCCACTTCTTATTTTTATTATATTTTTTAAGAGTGCTAGGTGTAATATAATCTTCTAATACTGTATATAATTCTTGTTTGTACATTATTTAGACCTCCCTTCAGCAAAACCTTTAAAACTAGATTTCTTTTTTTCTTCAACTTTAGGTTTGTCTTCTAGCATGTTTTTTTCTTCTTCAATACGATTTAGTATTTCAAAAGCATCAAATATAGCTAGCTTTTTTGTTGCTGCAGCGTTTTTAAGTCTGTCTGCGGAAATATCAGGTCCATAATCTATAATAGGCTCTTTAGCAACTTTTATTAACTCTTTAACTGCTACTTGCCCAGCTTGGATTATATTTTTCTTCGTTTCCTTTGTACTCATATTTAATTACAATATCATTTGATTTCATGCAGTATAATCGTTCTTTGTCTACTAAAAACTCCCATTCGCCATTTGGAGTATATCCAACTTTGTCCCCCTCGTTTATTTCTAGCGCTTCTAATGAACTATTACCGTATTTTAATATACCTACAAGTTTTTGTTCTTTATCTACTGTTAAAGAATTATTATTTTTTATAGGTTGAATAAAGCAACGATCACCGAAGGTGTGCCAACCTTTAGAATTTTTATATAAATATATTTGATCAATACTACAAAAATACATATCATCTTTAAAAAATGATCTGCTTTTCTTTTTTTCACCACGCATATCATAAAAAACTCTAAATACGTTTTGATGCACAACAACGGTATCGCCTTTATTTATCTTTGTTTTAAAAGCTTTTGGAACTTCAATAACTTTTGCTAACCTATTTACAAATTTCCATGATTCAATTTTAGTATTTACTAATAATTTTTTATCACCAACTTGTATTTCATTTTTATACGTATCACCAATAGGTTTAACAATAAAATCATATAAACTTTTCATTAATATTCTAAGTCGTATTCAACAGATATTGCCATGTTAGAATTAAATTTTTTCCATGGTAATACTTCTTTGCCTTTTCTTATATAAATGTTATATGAGTTATCAGTTTCTTCAAACAATACATATGCTATTTCATGTCCGCCGTAAACTTGTTGGCCAACAGCGTAGTGCATTGCATCATTTTTATAATCAGAACCAATGCTTATTTTTCTAATGCTACTCGACATTTTCTTCAATAGGCTTATATGTTCCGTCTTTTAAATCAATATTGACATCACCATAAGCTTCTTGTAATTCTTTTTTAGTTGATTCAATATCTTTTTGACATTTATGAACAGCATCAATAACAGCTTGTCTTTGCATTTCTAAAACACCTAAAGCGTTTAATGATTGATTAAGATCTCTTTGTTGTTGTTGTACTGCCTGTAATTGTTCGTCAGTAATTTTATTTACTTTTTCTTTTTTCTTTGCCATAATTTAATTTAATTTAATTTAACTAATATATGTATATAGTTACATATATAAATATTATTTACCTTCCAACTATCAAATCAGTAGCTGCGCCTGTAGAAGGAACTACAACGTAATCTACTAATACTGGTAAAATAGCTCCTGCTTGTGCTCCTACAAATTCTACACCATCAGAAGCTGTTGGAGGTAAACTCTCTACAGATAACACTTTTAATGTAGCATTTCCACCACCACCAGATACAGTTATTACATCGTTTATTTTATAACCAGTACCAACAGCGTTTATTGCTACAGCGGTTACTGCTCCAGCTGATACTGTTGTATCTACAGTTAAACCACTTCCGTCACCAGTTGTTGTTGTAGCAACTCCAGTAGCACCAGTATAACCAGAACCTCCAGCTGTTACTTCTAAAGCTTCTACTGTATCTTGAGCACCAACTGTTCCAGCTACAATTACTTTTACTCTACCTGCTGTTCCTACATAAACAACAGATCCAGCTAAAAAAGTACCTAATGTACCTGTTTGATTCATAAACTCCCAAGCTGGTAAAGTGTTTATGGTGTCAGTGGGTGTCCAAGTTTGGGCTTTACCCATAAAACTGTCACTAAATTTAAAGTTTGCCATTTTTATTTTTGTTTAAATATATTACTTGCTTTTTCTGTTGTACGTCCGCCAAAATAGGCTAAAATTACAGCCATCATTACTTTTTCAAACGTATCATTCCATGTTTCATGTATATTAAATGGTATTGTTTCTACACTATCTAATATACCTGCAAAAGAAAATATAACAATACACCATACTAAAACTAGTGGGCGTACGTTTTTAGAAAGCCAAGAATCAGACATTGAATCTGCTTGCCATCTTGAAGTTATAGCTTCTATTTCTTTTGTTTGTTGTTCATAAATTATTTGTTGAAGCTTTACTTTATCTTCTGCGGGTGCATCAGCTTTTGTAATTGCTTCTATTGCTTCTTTTGGTGAAGTTACACCTTGTAATACATTACTTAATGTAGGATTAATTACTGAAGCTGCTCCAAATAATAGTTGTCCAACTGTTGTGTCTTTGAATTTTTTCTTCATGATTTTTTATACGCCTCTGCTTCCCATGGCAGATTTTTAGCGCCCTCTTTCATTTTACTTCTTGGATATACCTTACCTTTCCAATATACATTTTCATCATCATAATTTAAATCACCTCTTTTCATTTGATCGATGTGAACTTCTTCATGAGCTATTACATCGTCTAACATTTCCGGTTTAACATTTTTATTTATTATAATTGTCAAATTATTATTAGCTTTTCCTAATACATCATCTTCCATATCTACATGATAAACTGGAGTTAATCTTCTATATGGAGGATTATTTAGTTTAAAAGCCATAATTATTTTTTATAAGGAAACATTTTGTTTAAAGCATCCCTGCGGCCTTTACAACCACAGGGAATGTTTAAACCTTTTGATACATTGTCAACTACTTTTTTTATTCCAGAAGCTGTTGTAAACTTCTCTATACTGTCTCCTAAACCTCTAGATTCCATAGTTTAATGTTTTTGGGTTATGCACCTGCTATTCCAGATATTTTAACGCCTGTACTATTCTGTACAATTGCTACAACTCCTCCTGGATTAGCTGTACAAGCTGAAATAGCTTGATTAGCCCATTCTAAACCTTTTCCAGTAGTAGTAAATGTATAACTTTTACCAGCACTAGTCATAACGTTCCAAGTGTCTGCACTACCTGTTCCATCTGCTGCTCCTTGAGCTACATATACGATGTCACCAATTAGTATATCAGAACCATTAGTTGTACCTCCGTCTATGTCTACTGCTTTAATTTTAATAAAGTTTGCCATAATGTTAATGTTAATGTTATTGTTAATGTTATTGTTTGACTTGAGTTTTATACAGTTCTCTTACTGTGTTTTTTCTTTTCTTTTTCTTTCTTCCATTTTCTTTTTAGCTTCTTCAATGCTAAATTCTTTAGGGAAAGCGCTTCCTTTTTCCATTCTAGGTCCCATGCAATGCGCTTCTGCTGGAGAATCATGTCCCATTTCAGGAGCTGCTTCAATAGCTGCTCTTAAACCTGGGTTTAAATTCTTTTGATTACCTTTTAATGCTTTTTCAGCTGGTGAATCTTCATGTCCCATTTCATTAGGTGATTCGTGTCCCATTTCATTAGGTGACTCATGTCCCATTTTTGCAGCTGAACCCATTGTTGATTTAAAGTGTTTAGCTATCCATGGTCTTCCTCCACTAGCATCTTTTGCTACTGGGTTATCGTGAAGTAAATTACTTCTTTCTTGTTTTACTGACTCCATGTGTGGACCACCTTTATGCATTTTTGGTCCACCATAGTTCATTTTGTTACTTGAATCGTAAGGCATAATTTTAGTTTTAGTTATTTATTTATTTTGTTGTCCTTTTTTAGGCTTTCTGTACTGCGGGTTGTCAGGATTTGTTGGATCTTGTTCGCCCCTTGGTGCACTAGGATCAGTATGATGTTGCTGAACCTTTATATGTTCTTGATATTTTTTTATTGAACCTAGTGAAGCATGCGCAGCTTTACCACCTTCAACATGTAAAGCGCTCATCTTTGTTGCTGCATCTTTAGCAGCTTTTTTTGCATCTTTTTCTGCTTCTCTATCAGCTGCAAAATCGTAATCATACTCATAACTTCCTTTATCTTCTCTTGGATCTACCATTTTTGGTCCACCTTTCTTTTTAAAGTTTTTATGAGAGTGCATAGGTCTTTCATCATGATTTTTATTATGTTGATGATTTTCATCCATAAACTCATTAATATGTTTAGCAGCTGAATCATGATCATGTCTAAGATTTTCTAAATAATGTAATCTTGCTGAAGCTGTTAAATTTTTATTGTAAGCTTCTTTAGCATCGTAATCTTCGTCGTGTCTTTTTGAAAACTTAGAGTTTCCAGAGTATTGTCCGTAATATCCTTTATGTAAATTTTTTCCCATTTTAATCAAATAATTTTGTGTTAATACCGTCTTTTATAGAGGCGTTTAAATTTTCTACAGCGTCTGTGTTAACTTTTGAATCAGGATTATTTCTTGGATCTTGATTTAAATTAGTGTCTGTATTGTCTTCGTTTTTTGGTGGTTCATTTTCAACAACTGGTACTGATTCTTCACCTGACTCTTGTCCTTGCTTCCATGCTAACCACGTAGTAGGTCGTTTTGATCCGCCTTCAGATTCAAGTTGAAAATGCTCTATAGATCCCATTGGTACTTGTGTACCATCTGTATGTGTGTACATTTCTACGTCACTAGCAACGGCTTCATCTGCTTTTTGTGGAGTTGGACCGTCTATTGCTTCAGCTACATCTTTACCTAACTTGCTAAACATTTCTGTATACATACTAGCAGTAGGATAATATGTAGCGCCTCCTATTGTATCAGCAGCGCCTTCATATCCACCTGTAGCTGTTGCATTTAATGGCGACATTTCAGGAGCGCCCTCACCTATAATAACACCGTGTTGTCCTGGATAATCTTGTTCTCTAATAGCTTTATCAGTAACTGATTGAGTAGCGTGCATTCGCTTTTTTTCTGATTCTGACATTGGCGGTGGTGGCGGTGGAGTTGGCTTCTGTGGTTTTGTAACGTTAGAAGCGTTGTTCCTTATGGGATTTTTTTTAAAAAATGATTCTGAAAATGACATAACTAGCTATTTGCATGGTAAGCAGCTAAAGCTTTTTCTGCTTCAGATTTTGAAGCAAAACCATCTCTCCATATACCACCTTTTTTATTATTTAATATTACGAACTTATCACCTCTTTTTACTATACAGCCTGAACCTCCTTCTGATTTAGCACAGCCTTTTCCAGCTTTAAAAAATGGACTATTATATTGTGTATACATAATTATTTCATTTTATGCTCGCAGCATCTAAGTGTAACAGGTCCTGATTCATACATGACCTTTTCTTTTAAAACTTGTTTACCAGTAATTCCAGAGCTTGAACCTGGAGAGTGTAATCTACCTGTTTGATCTAGCGGACCGTCCCATATATGAGATTCACCTACTATACCAACTTTAGTACCTGGCTTTAATTTTTCCATTGCTGGATCATATTTTTTGTGCATCATGGTTAATTGTTTTTATTTATTCTTTTTCTTCGTGTTTTTTCTTTTCTTGAGCTATACGTGATTGTCTTTCATAAACAGCATCTTGTGGATCTTCACCTTCGTTTAAAAATTTTGAATCTTCACCGTTTGCTTTAATATCTTTTATTTCTGATTCAATACGCTCTACTAAAGCTTCATCATGACCCATTAACGGAGTACCCATTAATGCTCTTCTTCTTGCGTCTCTACCACCAAAAATACCCATACCTACTGCTTGAGATGAAGGATCAAATGATGGCATACTTGCGTCCATCACCATTTGTGACATATCGTTTTTCATACCACTACCCATAGGTTGAGCAGCGCCTTGCATTGCTAAATTAGCTTGTCCAGCAGCTGCTTGTTGAGCAGCCATAGCGTTAGCGTTTGTTAAAGCATTTATACTAGGGTTATTACCCATCATGCCAAACATCTGACCTATTCTGCCTATTGCTCCAAATTTTATTGCACTATTGCTCATCTTGTTTTGTCTTTGTTTAAATTATAAATAGCTTTTGTCATAACTTTGTCCATATATGATGTGCCAGTTACTATTTTATTTCTACTAGCTACATTTATATCTTCATCGCCTAACATTATTCTATATATACGTTTTATTAGTTGTTTACCTTTAAATGAAACTTTATATATATTATACTTTTGAGTTGTTCTATTTCTATTACGCCAAACAACTATCCAATTATTTTGTATTAGTTTATTCCAGCGCCTATTATTCCAACTATAAGTATATGTCCCTGTTTTAAAATCTTTTATTGTAAATAAATCTATGCAATCAAGATATATTAATAACTCTAAATCACTATCAGTTAAATCATTATTTTTACAAGCCCATTTACGTATTATACGATAATGTTTCATTAAGTTTAAATTCTTAATATCATCAGCGCTTATTTTCATAATACTATAACTACATCTTGAGCTTTTATAACATGATAATTATTTTTATCTATTTCTATAATATGACCAGCATGTCTATCAAAAAATATTTTATCACCTTCATTTACTCCATTTACCTCTGAACCTACAGATACTACACTAGCTTCTACATATCTAATATCTTCTCTTTGGTTTTCTGCAAGAAGTAAACCACCTTTTGTTTTAGTAGTTCCTTCTTTTACTTTTTTTATTACTAAATTTCTACCTATTGCTTTCATTAATTCTAATATTATTAATTACACAATCGGTTGATAAAATAGTAGTTGCTACTGAAGCTGCGTTTTGAAGAGCGCTTTTTGTAACTAACAACGGATCAATAATACCGTTATTAATCATGTGTACCATATTTCCTGTAACTACGTCAATACCATGACCGTCTTCACCAGATATTGTTATTTCTTCATATCCAGCGTTTTCAAGTATTGTTTTATAAGGAGACATTATTGCTTGTGATAAAACTTTTTCACCTTCATTTTTTGATTCTATTTCAAGAGAAGCATTTAATAAAGCAACACCGCCACCTGGAACAATTCCTTCTTTTATAGCAGCTTTAGTAGCACATATAGCGTCTTCAACTCTGTCTTGTTTTTCTTTTAATTCAATATCAGAATTAGCGCCTATTTTTACTATAGCAATTTTAGCAGCCAACATGGCTAATCTTTTTTCTAACTTAATAACCTCGTTTGCTGAATTTTTTTGTAATAATTTTTGGTTTATACTTTCTATTACTTTTTTAACATCTTCTGATGTTTCACCTACTTGTATAATAGTTTCACTATATGTTGTAATACTTTTATCACAAGTCCCAAGATACTCTATTTTTATTAAATCTAAGTCATCACCTAAATCTTCATTTATTATAGTAGCGCCTGTTAATAAAGATAAATCATCAAACATTTGTTTTCTATTGACACCATATGTTGGGGCGTCAACTACATTAACTTTTATATTACCTTTTATTTTATTCATAGCTAGAGCCGATAAAACACCTTGTTCTAAGTCGCCAATAATAAGCAAAGGTTTATTGTTTTTTATAACGTACTCTAGCACTGTTTGTATTTGTCTTATTGTATCAACTGGTGATTCAATTAACAGTACTAATGGATTTTCTAATTCAGCAGACTTTGTTTCTTTATTTGTTATAAAGTGTGAGTTTTTAAGTCCTTTATCGTATTGAGCTCCTTCTACAAACTGTATTTCAGTTTTACCTATAGGTGATGGTTCCATCATTACAACACCTGTAAGATCTACACTTCTAAATGCATCGGCAATTAATTTACCAAGCTCTTTATCATTGTTTGTAGATATAGTAGCTATTTGATCTATCATTTCACCTTTAACAGGCATTGCAATAGATTCTAAATATTTTATTACTTTTTTAACAGCTTTGTTTATACCTTCTTTTAATAATCTAGAATTAGATTTATTAGATATTTTATATGCTTCTTTTAATATATTGTAAGCTAGTATTGTAGCTGTAGTTGTTCCGTCTCCGGCTTCTTTTACTGTTTTGCGAGCAGCTTCTTTTAAAAGCGTAGCGCCCATGTTTTCTACAGGATCTAACAATGTTACTGAATCAGCTACTGTAACACCATCTTTTGTTATTATTGGTTTACCTGTAGCGTCTTCTAAAATAACACACTTACCGCTAGCTCCTAATGTGGAGCTAACAGCTTGTGTAAGTTTTGTTATACCCTTAAATACTTGTTCCCTAGCTTCGTTGCCAAAGTTAAGGTTTTTGACTATAGCGTCTGACATAATTTAATTGTATTTAATTTAATTGTTATTCAAAGGTTTTCACGACTTTTGGTCCTTTTAAAAAATCTATTTTTTTAGCATAATGCTCTACTGATCCATCAATAGCAGCTTCTGCTCCTTCAATAGTTTCTCTACGAGTTACGTCGTGCCAAGTATCTTCATTTGGATCTTGGTATTCAGTTTGATAAAAACCGTTAGGTAATTGGGTTATTCTCCAGTTCTTTTTTTCTGAAAGATGTTTCCAAAGGTTAATGGTT